CTACCTGACCCCCGCCACCGTCGCGCCAGCCACCTCGAACCTGATTTTGAGCGTCAAGAGCCTGGCCGCCAGTTCGTCCTACGTGCTCGCCGAACTGATCGGCCAGCTACTCACTTCCGGCATGTCTATCCAGGCGCTGTGCAGCACGACGTTGAAGATCGCGATTCAACTCTCGATCGAGGAAACCTGGCTTTGAGTGACGCCCCGCAGATTGTCTTGCCGTGGCGCTACACGCCGCGCGAATACCAGGTGCCAATTTGGGAGTACATGCAGAACGGCGGTAAGCGCGCGCTGTGCATCGTGCATCGTCGGGCCGGCAAGGACGTGAACGCCGCGGCCATCACCTCAGTGGCGGCGTATAAACGGGTCGGCCTGTATTGGCATGTGTTTCCCACGTACGAACTCGGCCGCAAAGCCCTGTGGAACGGCATCACCGCCGAGGGCCTGCGGATTCGTGACCAGTGGCCGGAACAGTGTGTTGTCCGGCGCCGGGAAGATTCGATGCTGCAAGAGCTATCGAACGGGTCGATGCACCAGGTGGTCGGCGCCAACGACCCCGACGCGCTGCGCGGTCCCAACCCGGTGGGCGTGGTGTTCAGCGAGTTTTGCTTCTACGACAACGACGACGTGTGGAACATCGTTCGGCCGATCCTGGCCGAAAACGGCGGCTGGGCGATTTTCATTTCGACGCCGAACGGCCGCAACCACGCGCATCGGCTGTTCGAGTCGGCCAAGAATAACCCGGCCTGGTACACCGAACTTCTGACGGTGGATATGACCAAGCGGCCGGACGGCTCGCCGGTGACCACGCAAGCCTCGATTCAGGACGACCGGGACTCCGGGATGTCCGAGGCGATGATTCAACAGGAATACTACTGCTCATGGGATACGCCGTTTGCCGGCGCCATCTGGGGCGATCTGATTCGCAAGATTCAGGACGGCGGGCGCATCACCAAGGTGCCTTACGACGCCAACTTCCCGGTGCACACCTGGTGGGACTTGGGGCAGAACGACGCCACGGCCATTTGGTACATGCAGACCGTCGGAAATCAGCGCCGATTCATTGATTACGACTGCCAAAAAGACGTGTCGTTCGACAAGTGGATGCTGCGCGTCCACAAGAAACCTTACGTCATCTCCAAGCACGTGATGCCCTGGGACGCCAACCACCGCACGGGCATCACGGGCGACCGCCGGTTCGAGTACGCCCGCGGCCTGGGCATGAATGTCCACGTGGTGGAGCGATCGACCAAGCTCGAAGGCATCAACGCGGTGCGCGCGTACCTGGCGCGGCATGAGTGCATCTTTGACGAAGAAAAAGCCCGGGCCGGCGTGGCCGCGCTGGCGACGTACCGCTGGAAAAAATCGCTCAACGGGGAACCGACTGAGGAACCCGTGCACGACGAATGGAGCGACGGCGCCGACGCGTTCCGCTGCGGCGTGATGGGCGGCCAGGACAACGCCGACGTGCACCGCGGCGGCCAGGCCCGGGCTGCCGAAGCGCAGGGTGCTTATGATATGTTTGCGCCCGCAGGCCAGCGCAGCGTTTACACGGGCGGCCGACCGAGTCATGCTGACGACGGTGGAACAGTTTTCGGTAGAAGGATGTAACCGACCCATGGGCAAGCCCAGCAAGAACAAGCCGCCGCCGGCCCCGCCGATCCCCGACGAAGAACTGGCCGCGCGCCGCGCCCTGGACATGGTCCGGCGTCAACAGGGCAGTGCCTCGAACTCGACCACGGACTTGCTGGCCGGGTACGACAACCCCCAGGTGCAGCGGCGCCGCACCGACATGCTGTCAGGCATCTAATTGGAAACCGCCGCCCAGCGGGCGTTTGCGATTCAGCAAGGGCTAGAAACCCGCCGCTCCCTCCACGACACCACGTGGCAGGACATCGCTGAGTTTCAGATGCCCAGCCGGGCTCTGTTTACACAGCGCGATCCGCTGTACCAGTCGGAGCTTAACCGCCGGCTGCGCATCGTGGACAACACCGCCGAGGACGCAATCACCATCTGCGCCGATGGGATTATGTCCAACTACTGCCCGCAGTCCATGCGCTGGTTCGGGCTGGAACTGCCGCCGGAAGCCCTGAACGACAACGCGTCGCGACGCTGGTCAAGCGACGCGCTGGACGTGCTGTACTACCTGCTGAACGACCCGGCGGCGCAGTTTTACCAGAACATCCACATGGCGATCCAGGATTGGGTCGCGTTCGGCAATGCCTGCGTGTTCCGCGGTGAGCGCCTGGACTCCGGCGGCGTGTTCTTCCAGACCCGGCACCTGGCCGAAATCTACATCGACGAAAACTCCCACGGCCTGGTGGACACATTTCACCGCCTGATCCTGATGCCGGTGCGGCACATCATTGACACGTGGGGCATCGACAAGCTACCCATGGGCCTGCGCAAAGCCTGGCTCGAAGGCAAAGAAGTCCCGAACGAATGGGTGCTGCACATCGTGCGGCCGCGCTCGATCGCCGAACGCTACGGCGGCAACTACTCGCTGGGGCCGCGGACGATGCCCTGGGCGTCGTGCTACTACCTGAAATGCGACATGACCGAACTGTCCGAGGGCGGGTTCCGCGACCTGCCTATCTCGTACGCCCGGTGGAGTACGCGTACCGGCGATCCCTACGGCGTTGGCCCGGGCGTGCGCGCCCTGCCCGATGTGCGGATGCTCAACGAAATCCAGCGCACCATGCTCAAGGGCGCGCAGAAAGTCGTAGACCCGCCGCTGCACGTGCCGTCCCAGGGTTATCTTGACCCGCCGCGGACCTTCCCTGGTGCCCTGAACTGGTTCCAGGGCGGCACGAGTGACCGCATCACGCCCCTGGAAACCAAGGGCCGGATCGACTACGGCCTGCAAATCGCCGAGAAGTACCAGGACAAGATCAAGCGCGTTTTCTACAACGACGTGTTTGAAACCACGGACGACTCGAACGGTGTAAACGTCAAGGCGACGTTCACGATGTCGCGCCGTGACGACAAGTTCCGCCGGCTGTCCAACCCCGGGCAACGCCTGGTGAGCGAACTCCTGGCGCCGACCATCATGTGGCTGTACCGCTACGCGGTGCAGAGCGGCAAGATCGACCCGCCGCCGCCGAAGATCGCCAACGCGGTGCTGAAGCTCACGTATCAGTCCCCCATTGCCCGCGCCCAGCGCAGCGGCGAGGTGGACGACATCCAACGCCTGATGGAATTGATCGCGGCCCCCGGCCAGATCGACCCATCTGTGTGGCACAACTTCAATTTCGATCGGCTGGCCCAGACCGGCGCCAATCGGTTGTTGAACGTCCCGGCCGAGATAATGAACTCGCAGGACGAAGTCGATGCAAAACGAGAAGAAATGGCGCAGCAGCAGGAGCAGACCGCTGCCTTGCAAGCCGCGCCGCAAATAGCAGGTGCATTGAAAGATGTCGGAGCAGCAAGGCAGTCACTATCAGCAGCAGCTAACGGAAGCGCCTGACATATTGTGGGCCGCGTACAACGCGGCGTTCAGTGGTCCGCACGGCGAAATCGTTCTGCTTGACTTGGTCGGTCGCCACTTTGTGGTGTCCGACCCGTTCGTCCCTGGGTGTCCAGAACAAACCGCGCACAACCTTGGCGAGCGCGAGGTAGTGCTGCGAATGATGGGAATACTCAAGATGGACCATCGCGCAATTATTAAAATCATGCAAGAAAAGCAGGTAGCACGCTATGTTTAAGAAAGGAATCTGGATCGACAAATACTGTCACGTGACGACGGACCCGGCGCCCGGCGTGGGCGACCCGCAGGCGAAGGTCGGTTTCGACAAGGCGACCACCATCGACGTGGCCCCCGTGTCGATGTTCCAGGACGATTCGCTCACCAAGGAGCCAGCGTTTGCCGACTTCAAGAACGTGGATGACCTGGCGAAGTCCTACCTTGCCACCAAGCGGATGGTGGGTGCGGACGGAACGCAGTTCCTGCGCATCCCCACGGACAAGTCCACCCCCGAAGAACGCGACGCCTACAAAACCAAGCTGGGCTGGTCTGCGGACGCATCGGTCTACAAATTCGACCTCACAGACGCCCAGAAAGCCGTGCTTACTCCGGGCCTGGTCGAGGGCTACGCGAAGTTCGCCCACGAGAAAGGCATTCCAGTATCGGCATTCAAAGAGAACGTCGAGTTTTTCATCGCGGCGCAGGCTGCCACCGACAAGGCGGACGAAGATGTCCGCACGGCGAAGATAGCCACCGCGCGATCCGCCCTCGAAAAGCAGTGGGGCCAGGCGTTCCCGGATCGTTTACACGCTGCCAATTGGGCGGCTGAGTCAGTCGGCGGCAAAGAATTCATTGATTGGGCGCGCGAGAACAACATCCAGAACGACCCGGTTTTCATCCTGGCATGGGAGAAAGTGGCCCGGGCGCTGAAAGGCGACGTGAAGCTCGAAGGGGCCACCGGCGGCATGGGCGGCGACGGTACGTTGCTGGACCCGTCTCAGGCTGAAGCGCAGATCGCGAAGCTGATGGCGGACACGGAATTCACCAAGCTGCTCATGGACAAGAACCACGTCGGCCACGATGGCGCGGTGCGCCGCCGCGAGAACCTGTTTCGTATGGCGTACCCGGCGCAGCGCAAGTGAACGAACTAAGCGTAGGCGAAATGTCGCCCCAGGTAATGGCCGCGGTGCACAAGAACCGCGAGGCGGTGCCGCCGGCTACCCGGCTCGAATGCCTGAAGCTGGCCTGCCAGAAAACCGGCCCGGGGCTGTCCCCGGACGCGGTGGTCGCGCTCGCGGAACTGTTTACACGCTACGTGTGTTCGGGTATTGTCCGCCCTGACTCACCGGGGACTACCGATTTATCGGCCCCCTGACCGCTAGAAACCTAGCCGACCGGGTGCCGTAACGCACCAAGGCGCAGCCCCTCAACTCGAAGGACTACTGCCCCGAAGAACTTAACCAAGTTTTTTGGAGGCATTCATGTCTTTTGAGATTACCACCGCATTTGTGCAGCAGTACGGCTCGTCCGTAATGTTCCTCGTGCAGCAGAAACAGTCCCGCTTGCGCCGCGCTGTCCGCGTGGAAAACGGGATCATCGGCAAAACCGCGTTCTTCGACCAGATTGGTGTGGTCGGTGGCGACGTTGCTGTATCTGCC